CATCACTTAGCTCTTCGAAAAGTGCTAAGTGTTCGCGTTTTGGCTTATAAGCGAATAAGCGTATGGTATGAAGTTAAAGCAAAAGTGGTTGCTGAATTTTTACACCCAAATAAAAATTTTTCTCACCTCTATTTTATAGAGTATAAAAATGTATTGTATTGATTTTAAAATTTTGAAAACAAAATAAAAATTAGTATAGGAATCGTGGCGCGAGAAAGACTGTTTCCTTAAGACACGGCTATGACCTCTCAGCTTAGTAGCAGGCTGCGTCCCAGTTATATGTTTGCCGTTTGCCCGATCCTTAGCGTAGACAATTTTAAGGGAAAATTGGTCGCTACGCGGGATGAGGCATTCCCCGAATTTATGACTGTTACTCCTCAGACGAATGGAATCAGAGGTGTGGCGGAATTTACGCCGCGGTTGTAGGACCGCACATACCGGTAATTGAGACCGGTTTAAACTTCCTTTTTATTTAACCCTGCCTGGCCTTTTCACGAAGGACAGGGAAAAAGAGTGGTACTTTCTTTTGCAGTTAGTATCCGGCTCTACGTGTGACGCTTGAGGTAGTCTTATGACGTAAACCCTTCTGTTAGCCGTAGTGCCCGCCGCAAAAAACACCGTTTTGTGTCTTTTTTCAAAAGACTCAAATCGGCGTTGTGAGCGGCATCCCTTATCAGATTAATGATTATGGATGCCTTTAACAATGCCAACCCTTTTCCGAGTAATGTACGTGATTCAGAAGAAACAGTAGAAGCGCAAGTGCCTTGGACGTGTTTAACTTGGATTCTCCTTCGACAGGGAGTATCTAAGTCTCAGATTTACGAATTTGTGAAATCAATTGATTCGTATTGGTTGCATGAAGATGGACATAGTGTTAAGTTGCCGACATCTATGTCTGGATGGACTATATATGGATTAAGAGTTTTCCTGAATTTGTATGAAAGACCTGGAGTTATTGTATACAGAGACGGAACCACGGATAAGATTAACTACATAAACATGACACCCAGTGAAGCCTTAAATTGTTATAACAATGGCAAGGTATATATGCTGGAAGATGATCATTGGTCGTTGAAACCTGCAAAGAATTCACGAATTTTGGTCATGTCACCCATGGACGATGTAGATCTACTCCGCGGAGGTTGGGGGAAGAAAAAAGAAAAGCAAAATAAAAAGCAAAATAACCTTAAACAAACGCAAATAAATGAGTTACCGTGTTATGGATGGACCGGAATAACGGAGAAAGATAACCGTG